CGCCTTGCGACCCAGGAAACGGGTGACCAGCTCTCGTATCGCCGTGACACCAAGGAAACCAATGGTGCCGCCGGCGGCGACTGACAGGCTCGAGGGCCATGCCATCCACTCGATGACGCTGCTGGCAGACAAACTCAGGCCGCCGCAGATCAGCGCTTCGAACACAATCCGGCGCGTACTGGTCTCCTTTGCGTCGTAGAGAACACGAAGGGCCGAGATTAGGATCGCCATGATTGCGCCCTGCCAAAGTGGATTCGAAAGAGCGACCCAGAGCGCGGCCCACGTATCTGGCTTTTCAGGCATGGTTGGCATCCGGTGTCCTCCCTTTCGGGGAGCTATAAACGAAAAGACCCCAGCGGATGCTGAGGCCTGGAATGGTTGTGCGTGTCTTCCCACGCTGCCCAGCATGACCGCCCTGGAGCAAATCGAGAGGGTGAGGGCTTCATGCCTGCCGGTGTTCTTGCATGACACGTGACTACCGGCAATACCGTGTGCAGATCTGCCCGAGGGCCGCCCTGCCTGCGTTCCAACAACGAAAAAGCCCCGCACGATGGCGAGGCTTTTAATTAACGGCGCGAAAAACAAAAAGCCCAACACTATGGCTGGGCTTTTGGGGCACTCCTAAACGCGCAGGAATGACAGGATGGAAGGAATAATGATGGAACGATGGATAGCTGTCAACAACCGATCATGCGGCCGCCTCAGCCACGACGAGCCCTTCAATATCCAGTATCTCGCCCGCGTGACAAAGAGCCTCGTCGACCAGGGCATCAAGCACGGCGTTGATGTTCCGGCGCCATTCACGTCGCGTTGACTCAGGCCGGGCGTCAACGTCCCAAGTGTTCATGTCATAGAAGCTCTTCGGCAAGACGATCATATCCGCCGAACGTGACACCGCTTTCTTGTTGTTGGCCCTGCCAGCTGCTACAGAGGCCGCCACCAACGCATCACGCCGCCAGTCTGGAGCATCCACTGGGATGACTACTGTTACGTCCTTCCTGACAGAAGGGTCCGCCCCCTTCAGTTTTGGAATTGCCCAGGCCGTGACGGCTTTGTAGAGGAACAGCGCTGGCGCAGGGGTCTTAACCAGCAAGCGGAGATCGGCAATCGCCTGGACCTTTCTGCCCTTATGGGTGCTGAATTTAGCCACAAGAGCGCTCATGTGCCGCGGCTCAAGCCCATGGTGCAGCCGGGCAGCGAGCCAGCAGTCGGCCTGGGTCCGATCTATCGAGCCACCGGTTCCGACCCGGAACAACGACGACATATCGCGCTGATCCTCTTCATGGGGGCTGTACAGCTTCTGCCAGGCCTGTTTGCTTGTGTTGTCGATCGCCTCGGCCGCCAGGGCCGACACCACACCACCAAGTACGCTCGAATAGATGCTCATTATTTTCCCTCAATCCCCGGTGTAATTAGTGCCGCCGGCGCCCCGGCGGTTGTTCTGTTCGTATTGCCGCTGTGCGCCGCCCTGGTGCCCGGCTTTAGCCAGGTCTCGAGCCATCGCTCGCAGCTTCATGTTCAGTTGCAGGACCAGCTCGGGCAGCTCCAGGGCCTGGCCGGTTTCGGCGCAGACCCAACCCGATGCGTTACATGCAGCGCAATCCATTTCGTAAAACATGCCCTTGACCAGGCCGGTACCGCGACACGCCGAGCATTCCCGGAGCGGGCGGACCGCCTTGCGGAAATCGGGGCCGTGGCTTTTCCTCACCGCGCCTCCAGCAGCTGCTTGTGCACTGCATGAATGTCATCGCCGTCCGAGCAATGAGTGGTGTGCTTCACGGTGTGCCGATCACCATCATTCATCTTCACCTCGAGCACCGTGTACCCGTTCGACTTGCGGATAACCATCGAGCTGACTTCGGCCGGGTTTACGGCGAGGCCGGTGTGCCTTTCGAGCAAAATCAGCATTTTGAAACCTCGCCTATGGTGGTGTTGGCATCTGCCCGCAAAGCCACGTCATCCGTGGGCTGTAGCGAGTTATCAGAATCTTCGAATCTAAAGCCGGTCAATGCGTGAATGAGGGCCATGCCCTTCTCGTCTAGATGGGCGTGCCACTTTTCCAGGGCGTCGCGCTTGCGGTCCATCACGCCGGATTGGACGTAGACCTTCACGTTGTGACCCATGGCGTGGTTGATCAGCAGCTCACCAATCAGGTGGTCGATGCCGATATCAGCCCAGCATGTGCGAGCGAGTTTGCGCAGATCGTGGCTCGTCCATTCACCCTTGCCGACCCGAGAGAACACGGCACTGGCCCTGCCCTCGCTGAGACCTTCACCGGCGCGGCCAGGGAACAGGAACTGCCCGTCGTAGCCCTGGGCCTGCTGCCGGTCCCGGTACCACATCAGCAGGTGCCGAACCTGGTCGGTCAGGGGCAGGTGATGCTCGACGCCGGTCTTGGTGTGCTCGCCCGGGATGAACCACTCGCGCTCGGCCAGGCTGACGTGTGACCAGCGGGCTTGCCGGGTTTCACCGATGCGCGTGCCGTGGCAGAGCATCATCATCGCCAGCATGCCGTCGTGCGGGCTGTCCGCGATCACGGCCGTCAGGCCCGCCAGCAGGTCCTGCAACTGGGTGCCGCGCAGCCGCGACGGCTTGATCCCGACCTTGGCCGTCGAGAAGTCCTTGAACTTCATGTCTTTCATGGGGTTTTCCGAGATCAGCCGGAGTTTGAACGCCTGCCGAAAGGCCAGCGCGAGCAGCTGGAATGCCGATCTAACGTAGTCAATTTCAACGCTTTGCTGCATCGGCCAAATCAGCTGGCTATCAATCGTGGCCTTGTCGACGCTGGCCAAGACAACTTCTCCCAAGCACGGTACGAGGTGACACTTGAGCATCGAAGCACTAGTGTCCTTGCGCTTTTTCGATAGGCTTCGATCACGCGAATACCGCTCGGCGAACCAATCCAGCAACTCACCAATGGTCACCCACTTGGAAAGCGTCGACCCGGCACCGGCATTGAGGCGCAGGCGAATCCCCGGCAGTGCCGCGACGACCTGCTTTGCCGTTAGGTCGGGAAAGCTGCCGATCAGATTCCACTTGCCCCGCAGGACCAGGTACCACGACGCACGGGCGCGATCCTGCGCGAAGCGCAGATACAGTCCACGGTTCTCGATATCCCGCAGATTCCGGACAGTACCGGCCGCCTGCCGCTTGATTTCGGCGTCGGTGATCTTGAGTGCGGCGGTGCTCATGCATTGCCCTCGATGTAATCGGAGATGCGAACCCGCACGGCACCGCCCTTGATGGTTTCAGCACTGATCTGCAGCTGGGTCACAAATCGGCTGTCATCGATTCCCAGGGCCTCGGCCACGCCGTCTCGGCCGGACTTGAACGCGGCGACGCAGTTGTCATCGTCCCGGCGGCGCCGGTCAGGCGGGATAAATTCAAGCGAGAGCAGAGCCCGGCCGGCGGGCACTGCCAAAGCGGCCTGGCGGCACAGCAGAAAGCAGGCGACGCGGTAGGCTTTCGCCGCCCGGCTTTTGGTGGCCCAGTGCGCACGAGCGTTGGGGCTCAGCACCTTCGGTGGCCACGGCAACATGAGGTCGCTCATGCAGCCCCCTTCACGGTGAGGATTCCGGCCCTAATCAGGGCTTCATGGGTTTCTGCGATTGCGCGAGGCATGTCCTGCCAGTCGATCTCGCCCGCGCCTCGCCCATCGATCGCGTCGTGACAGGCGCTGCATGCGTATACCGCGACTGTGTCGAAGCCCTTCATGCCCATGCCCTTCTGCCCGCAAGGCAAATGTGCAAGCACGGTCGTTTCGGGGTTGTGGTTGCAGGTGCCCGGGATGCGAACAGTGCACTCTTGCCCGTTGGCCGATGCGCGAAGCTTCTTCGAGGTCACGCGCATACCGACTTCCCCGTAACCACGTCGACAACCTCGAAGGTGTTCGGCCACATCCAGGCCCCGTAACGTTTGGCCATGGCGGCATCAACGAACAACGCCAAGGCATGATCAGGCGTCGACCCTAAGTCGACCTTGAACGAGCAGCAGAACACCGCAAAGCGATAGGTATCGATCTCGGGCAAAGCCAAGCGACGATCAACTACATGAGAGCTCACTTGCACAACTCCAGCGCTTGGGCCTCGTTGAAGCCTTTGCCTATGAGCGCCAAGTATTTCGCGCGCTTGACCTGTGCATCCACCTCGAAGAACTCCATGAGCACAGGAAGATTGCGTTTAAGCTCTTCCAGCTGGGCGCGCTGCTTGTCGGGCGTACCGGTTAGCACTGTCAGATTGTCCTTGCTCACTTGGAACCTCCAGCGCGGCGGGAGCGCAATTCGGCCAGGGCGTTATTGCCCACGGCCAAGGTTTTCATTGGCTCTGGTCCGGCAAGTTCGGCGGCAGGCAACGGGCCCACATCTTCACCCCGCCACACCTTGCACACCTGGACCAGATAGCGCTTCTCGAAGCTGGCCAGGCCCAGGTCACGGCTCAGTAGCGGCAGGCTGTGAAATCCGGCCGCTGCTGTGGCGTGGTAGACCGCCGGGTGAAACCACTTTTCCCGCCCGCGCATGGCCGGGTGGCAATTGCGCAACGCCTGCTCGTAGGCGGCGGCTACTGGCGGGAGTCCGACCATTTCCGGGGTCGGGACGCAGTTGGCGATGAAACGGCCCGGGCTGGGAATGAAATCGGTGTCTTCAGCGCGGCAACGGGCAAGGCCCATGTCGATCTGCTCTTGCGTGTTGATACCGTTTTCAATGAAGGCCTTGAGCCAAGTCGACTTGGCCGCGTCGTGTGCTTTTTGGTCGGGCCATGCCTGCCGCCACGCTGTGCGGATGGTGCGCAGCTCGCGGAACAGTTCGTTGATGATCATGCCAATGGCAACCAGTTGCTCCCGCTGCGCTTCCGATGCCGCCTGTTCTTGAATCAGGCCGCCACGAGCCTGGGCCACAGCCGTCTGGGCGATGCTGGAAACTGTCCTCATTTCCCACCTCCGGTTAGCCATTCGGTGCTGTTGTCGTCGAGGTCGCCATCCGATCCCGCCGCCGCGCCAGCAGTTCGAGCGCGCTCCTTGCTGAACCAGACGACCAGCCGATAGCACCACCCGGCTGCCGAGTCGACAGTGCTGGGCCGTGCGATGAAGAAGCCGATGAACGCCTTGATCACGGCGTCCGGGATATCCCCGGGCTTAATCCCGGCAATCTGGGCCTGGGCGATGAGGTAGCGGCTGGACGGCCACCAGTTGGCGAACATGGCGTGTCGTTGGCGATTATCGAGGTCGTCAACTGCCTGGCGGTCCTGCTGGCCGATCAAGTCCGAACGCTCGCGCTGCTGCTGCTCTTCGGTTACCTGATGGTTAATTGCTGTATTGGGTGCAGATTCTGCACCCCGGTCTGTCGAATTCTGCACCCCGGTCTGCTGCTGGTTGCACCCCGATGCGTCATTTGCACCCCGGTCAGAGCGGGGTGCAGTATTTGCACCCCGGTCCAGCGCCAAGTCGTAAACCACGGGCCGCCGGTCATGCTGGTCGATATGCACGGCGGCGATAGCCTGGTTGCCGCGCGAGATCCATCCAGCCTCACGCAGAAGGTCGAGTTTG